TTCTAACCCTAATCCAGTACCCACTCCAGTTAACTCTTGTTGTCTTAAAGCTGCTGCTCTATACCCTGCTTCCTGTCTAGTATAGTCATCCATTAAAGCAGTAACACTAGCACCTGTAACACCTGCTTCACCTGCTGAAACTCTCGCTCTAGCTAAAGCTTCTTGAGACTTCCTACTTACTTGTTCAAGTTCCCTAGAGGTAGCTTCCTGTTGCTGTGCTTGTTGCATTCTAATGCTTGATTGCTCTTGCATGAATCGACTTCTTTCAGCAGCTGACGATTGGGCTTGATACGCTGCCTGTTGAGCTTGAGCGGCTGCTTGTTGTTTAGCTTGTTGTCTAGCACCTGCGAATTGAACCCCTGCTTGGAGACCTCCTACTACTGCCATTGCTGCTGCTGGATTACACATAATATATTACTTCCTCTCTATCTTAAATGACTTATAACCAGGGATATTGCAATCCTCAAAGGTAGCACCTAACCAAGTTAACCACCTAATACTTAAAGTGTTAGCTTCCATGACATAGTTTGTTAAGTAATCAAAGCCTTGCATCAAGTCATCAATCCACACTTGTGAATCCTTAACAAACTTCTTCTTTATCTTACAAAAATTCCTTGTCCCTAACAACCAAGCTATGCCTACATTCTTCCTAGGAGATACTCCAAAGCTTGCTAATAGACCGTCTTGATCTGTCTTGATGCTGTAGCACTTACTACTTGATTCAAATGATCCGTACACAGCATCTCTAGGGTGAAACATTAGACCGATACATTCCATCATATCTTCTTCTCGTAAGTCATCGTATAACAAAGGAGCATCAAGGGTGGGCATACTAGGTTCTATTCTAACTTCCATATCTTCTACTTCTTGGTATCATCATAGATTCAAATTCAGCTGCAAGTATTTTCACTGGTAAAGCACTAGAAGATTTAATTTGAATAGTAGCGTCATTAGGTTGTGCTTGGACAGGGAATCTGAAATGTCCGTCTTGAGGTACAAAAGTATTAAGTGTTAAGTTAGAACCTAGTACTTCAGGATTAAAAGCATAGCTATATGTATCTCTAAATTTAGGAGTTATCTCTACAGTAAAGTGTCCAGTTTCAGCGTAGTTCAAGCTACCACTTCTTATTGTTTGATAAGCGTAATCAGTAGATGATCTTCCTCCTCTTTCTGTGGGTTGCTTTAATGATTGGTCTGAGAACTTGTATAACATATCATAAGGAAAACCTGCTACAAAATCGACACTTGTTAAATCAGCTGTGACTGTACCTTCTGTGGTGGATGTCCTTGTAAAGGGATACTTATGTCCTGTCTTTGAATATATCTCAACTCCATTAGGATCATAAGGAAATCCACTTATAGTAGTTAACTTAGTCGATGCACTATAACTAAAAGACAACTCAGACTTATCCAACCTACTATCTAACAATAAAGTATAGCTATCATTACCATCCTTTAAGTTGTTCTCCATAGGTAGCTTCTCTAAGTAAGTAGATTCGGAGTCTTTAGTGATAACAAAAAGATTAGCTTCGATAAAATGAGCACTGATTATTTCCCTGGAGAATGTAAACTTTTGCCAAGCTGATTGTACCTTCTCTTTATTCTGCCAAAAGAATTTATAAACAAACATTGTAGTTCTATCACCGTTCAAAGCTACGATTAAATCTTGAACAGAAGAACCTACCATTAACTCTAAAGTCGAAGGGATATAAGTAGGTATTTGTGAAGTTATTTCAGAAGCATCAAATATATTATTATCAGCATCTACATAGTACTCCATTAATCCTTCACTATTATTCCTTTTAAAATTAAAGTATAAATAGTTATTAATTACTAAAGGTGTAATTGTCTCCGAAGAATCGTACTCTGTTGTCGGTGTAATGCTAACTGTTTTAGGAGTAAGCAATTCACTCCCTCTTAATACAAACTGAGTTCTATTGGAAAAGATTACAAGTTTCTCTTGAAAAGGAACAGCGTGTTGTAACTCCACTACTTTTGTGTGACTAATACCAACATCAATTGGAGCGGAGTCTAATAAACTTAAAACACTTGTCCTCCAAAAATTAAAGTACTCATCCGCTTCACTGAACAATACATTATTCTTAGTCAAGAAGCCTAGTCTATTCTTAAAAAAGAACATATCTTTAACTTTACTTCCCACTAAGCTAGGAGCAGGATTACTTCTATCATCTCCTACTTTCCTTGGTTCCCAAGAAGCAACATCTAAGGTCCAGTAATTAAAGGAAGTATCTGTAGGTTTTAACTGTAAAGGCAGAGTATTAGGGTTTAAAAGTGATTTAATACCTTCTGATGCTCCTTCAGTATCATCTTCATTTTTCCATCCTATAGTTTCTATCCAAGTACCTTCTCCAAATTGTTTATTATCCTTTGCTTTGAATCTTACATAGTAGTCATCTTGGTCTAGTTCAGGATCACCTATTACTTTAACTCTAAAATTATTATAACATTTAGCAGGTAAATCTGTTATGCTAGAAACTTCTTTGTAAATAACACCCAGTCCTTGATCCGCTAGTCCATCCGCAGCTCTTATCGAAAAGTCACTGCCTATTACATAACTAGTAGTTGAAGCCCAAGGTGAAGCTAAATCTGTCCTTGTTGTTTCTATCCAATATGTAGAGTAATTTGCACCTACTCCAGGTTCATCTGTACTGGATGCTGTGTGGTTTTGTATGCACTTGTAAAATTTATTGTTATGAGATACATAAGAAACCCTAGAGATTTTAATAATAGCATCTTTATTTTCTGTCCTAATCGCACCTGATGCTGATAATGTAGTAGTTCCTGTCGCAAGTGGTGCAGGAGTAGGAACAAGAAGGGGGTATAAAAAGTTCAACCCATTCCAAACTTCAAAACTCCACTCTGTTGTTGGACTTTTTACTTCAGGTATAAATTGAATTATAGGGTCAGGGTAAGAACTATCGTATCCAGTTCCTCCGTACAGCATAGTAACACTTTGTATTACACCTCCTTGGACATCACAAACACCTTTTGCTCCTTGTCCTTTTAAAACTCCATTACTATCATACTGTTCTACAACAGCAGTCACTCGAAAACTGTCAACTAATATATTTGATGATAAAGCATTTAAATCAGCTGTATAATTTCCTCCTCCACTTGTAACTGTAATGCTAGATATAACATTAGTGGCTTGAGTGTAGTTATAAGCTATTAAATCGCTGAGGTCTTTTGCAATGTGTCCTGTATCAGCGTCAAATCCATCACTTCCTGCCCCACTACGATATGTAGCAGGGTAATCAGCGTGAGGTGTGTGTTCATTTGTATGTCCACCTGGAAGTGCTGCATTATTAAAAGGCACTAAGAGATCATCGATGTACACGCTATAGTTCTTCTTATAGTCTCCTAGTTTAACAAAGAGTAAAGCTTCCCTTTCTAAAGGCTCTGACAGTTGAGAAGAAGAAATAGATACAGTCTGTTCTTTATTGGCTATGAAAGTATAATCAGCTACTGTAAGTGCTTTAACATCTTCTCTAAGATTAGATATATTGTTTAAATACGTTTGTGCTTGTGTACTTATACTAACCTGCGTCACAGGACTGCCTGTGTTTAAATTGAAAAGAGAGACTGCACAAAGAGATACTTTATTCTCTAATACACAAGCAAACCTGTTGTCATCATCTCTGTCTATGTATTGAACAAAGGCGTCATCGTTAACAGGATGAGTGAATAGTTTATTGACGTGCCTTGTATTAGGACGCTTAACAAGTCCTTCTACAACAGTAGCCCAAGCATTGATCTGTTCGTCACATTGCCCTGGAAAACGTAAGTTGTCAGGTTGTTGTGAAACCCCTTGTGCTAAGTTAGGAACACTGTTTACTAGCAACGGCATCTCTATCGATCAAGTACTCGTAAGACGCTGTAGTTATCGAAGATGGTTCTGTCTGCATTCTCAGAGTCACTCTCAATAGCTCTTGCTTTCGCTTCAATCTCATCTCTTAAAGCAAAACCTTCTATCTCTCGACTACCTAAGAATCGAGCAGCAAATATACGAGCTGCTTTAACAGATATGTAATGTCTAAATTGTTCAGGTAATTCTTCGTAAGCTAACTCAAAAGTTATAATAGCTTTTAAGGTCTTAGTCCAAGTATCCCTGTGGTTTTTTCTGTCGTATAATTTAAGACCTCTTTGTACAGGATCAGTATCCGTGTTCAACTCAGGGTCTAAATCTACTTTTAAAGTGTTAACAGGAAGAGTAATCTTACTAGTACCTGAATCAGGAACTAAAGGATAATCATACTCAGTGTTATAATGCCAACCTTCCGATTGGATTGCTTTGCTTGTTTCATTTAAAACAGACTCTGCTTGAACTACAGTCACAGGAACAGCACTTGTGCCTCCTAATGTATTAACAGGAGACTCTCCTATTACAGAGATCATTATGTTTACTGCATCAAGTTTAGTCGTTAAAGCCATAGCATTCTTTAGTAAATAAAAATATCAGTGAAGGGAAGGGATTCCGCTACGCAGTCCCCCCTCCCCACACCGAAGAGAGAATCCTTATTAAGCAATAAGTTCGATAGCACACTCAGGACGGAGGATTCCGTGTCCCATAGCATACTTAGCAACGAACAATGTACCTTGACGCTCAATCTGATATTCAGACTCAGTAGCAAGATCAAGAAGCTTAACCGTTCCTACAGCAGCAGAGTGTCCTACGATACCCAAACTATTGCTGAAGTCACCGTCATATCCGTCAGTAGCTGCAAACAAATCATTACTACTACCTGCATCTCCTGAGTTTGTTCCAGAAGCGGAAGTCAAATCAGTTGAAGGGATGTTGTTAGATTTGTAGATAGTGATACCTGCAATCTGAGGGATTGATCCAGTAGCAACGCTACCTAAACCTCCTACGTCTTTATTGACGGCAGAAGTAGAGATGGCAAGAGCACCTGCACCACCAGTAATAAGCCTGTAATACTCTTGTGGGCGAAGCACTGCGAAACGACCGTCACTAGGAACGTCATTTTCATCAAGCTTCTGAGCAGCACTAAAAAAGGCAGCAACTAACTCAGCACCTGTAACAGTTTCAGGATTACCAACAGAACCTGGACCACTAAAATCGTTATTAGGAACGTCTAGTCTGCCTCCAACTTTACCACCTGTGATAACAGCAGATGAACGAGCTGCACCTATGAATGACTTAGCTACTGCTTTATCAAAACGAAGAGCAAGAGCTTTACCAATCTCGTTCGCGTAAACGGAACGAATATCGTAGTGATTCTTTACATCATCAATGTTAGCCAAGAAGGTAGAAGCCAACAACATCTTATCGATAGTGATGGTTTGTTCTGCCTTTTTGATGTCACTGAGGTAAGTAGCATTTCCTGAGCCGTCATTAGCTTCAGCAATGTTGTCGCCAGGTGTGTGGTAAGAAGCAGAAGCAATTCCAGTAACTGGGAACTGAGCTGATTTACCGTTTTCGATTGTGCGGACAGTGTGTAAAGGTTTGAAGACGTTCGACTCCTCAAAAGTTTGTAAGATTTCTCCACTAAACTTTTTAAGAAACAAAGCATCTACATCATTAGCACTATTAATCTGTCCTGCACGTGAGGGGAATGTTAATCCATTAGCCATAATATATGTTTTTTGTAATTGTTATTATTAGTATTTGTTTTTCGACTTTCGTTTGAACCTTTGATCGAGATTGTCCACCGCAGTGGGTCTTAACATTAGTACTACTAATTGTCTGTTAAAGTAAATTAAGTATTATAATTCCACCTAAACATAGAACAGTCAAGACAATAGCCTTCTCCTTCTTGCTCAAGTTATTATAAATTCTTCTTAGTCTTTTTAATTGATTTATCATTATTATTAGATTTTTTCTGTACGTATCGGGTATAAAAGATAGGGACTATGTTCCATAGAATAACACCTACAAGACATAGTTTCAAGAAACCATATACTTCATCTAACATAGAGTCAAAGAATCCGTTATCCATCTTCTCATCTAATTGTTGTTGTACAAGTTCCTGTACATCTCCTTCAGATATAGCTTTAACTTTCTTAGCTAATCCTTTGTTCTCCTCCATTAACTTAGCACCTTCTCCTAGTCCCCATCCAAGGGCAGCACCACCAGCAGCAGGACCAGGACCACCAAGGCTACCAACAGTTGCTCCACCTACACTGCCTATTAAAGGATAAAAAGAAGCCTTGGAACATCCACCAAAAAGAACCAGAACCAACACTGGCAAGAAAAAAGATGGAGTCCAAGGCTTCAAACCTACAATAAAAGTCTATATATTACTGACAGATATACGTCTGTCAATCTCTTCGTGATATGCTTTATCTCCATTCCTATATCTAGGATCAGATTGAGCACGAGCTAATTCCTGCATGGAACGAAAGGGCATAGTAGATGACTTGTTAACTGCTCCTTGTACTAGTTTAGGACTAACACCATTCTCTGCTTTAAATTGAGCGTACAATCCTTTAGTGGCTAACTTAGCTTGTTCAACTGTACCGTTCTGTACGATTTCATCAAAGGTATTTACCTCTTCAGGAGATAAGTTGTTAGAAGCCCACTCTGCCATTTGATCCCAATTCCCATCAGCTACAGACTTGATGCTACCTTCTTCACTTTGCATAAGTGCCTGTTGACCAGCAGCATAGCTATCTACTATCTCCTTCGATATCCCAGCTTTAGCAAGATTCTCATAGGTCTCCTCAGATAGCTTACCATCATTTTGAAAGAACTCTTTAGAAGCTTCCACAACAATATTGTTACTATCCAAGTCTTCCTCTTGAGTGTCATCGGTTTCTTCTTGTACTTCAGATTCTTCCTCTTCCTCCTGTTCAACCCCTGCTCCCATTTTCTTTTCAAGTTCACTATAGGCATTAGCCATGTCTTCAGGACTTTTAAACTTTTCTGGTAACCACTCAGGTCTATTATCTTCCGTCTGTTCTTCAGGTACTGCTTCAACAGCTTCTTCTGATTCGGGGTCAATCTCCTGTGGTGCTTTCTCATTTATCTCTACTCGGTGTAATTCAGCCATATCTCTCTTTACTCTTCTTGTGGTTGTTGTTGTTGACTAGCCATGTACTGCTCTTGTGCAGCATTGATAGCAGGTGCTACGGCAGGTGTACCCAACTTCATCATCATCTCTTGTTGTTGGGCTTGCTGCATAGCTTGTTGAATTTCTTCATCTGATTTGATTAAACCTTCTGTTTCAATACCTAACGCAGTAGCTCTTCTTTTGAAGTAATCTGATACGTTAACATACTGTGCTACTGCTTGTGGTCCTACTATTTGATTAGCTCCTGCAAGGAATAGATCAAGCTTTTGTAAGTCATTACCTCGTCCTAGTGCTTCAACACCAGTA